CCTGCTCTTTGTAATCCCTGACAGATTCCTCTTGAAATTGCTGACCCCAAAAAAATCCATCTTCGGCAACGTAATCAGAAAAACCTTTAGCAATCTGTTCTCCTAATTCGTCAACGACCTCTTGCGTCATATAACAGGGTGCATCTTGATCGCTATTAAAACCAAGATGTGCAAGATGTCCTTCAACCTTAACCGAAGGATTTTGATCTGCCCATTTCTTTGCCATGAACTCTTGTAGTCTTGCGTGTTTTCTCCAAACGAAGATTTTAGAGTTTTCTTCTTTGTCATCATTAAAGTATTTTTCCCAATCTACTTTGTGACCTCGAAGATGTGCGTGTTGATCTAGTCCCATTTCTTTTCCTTTTGTTAATTGTTAGTATGAAAGTTTTTCTTTAGGTGCTATCTAAAACTTCCAAAAAAGATAGTCGCATCATTCTCTTATCAAATCCCACCGATCAACGCAACAACTATTTTTAATTATTTTTGGGCTTTCGATCCATAGCCACAGCTGTTTCCAGCAGCTGTGCTGCCTGGAGGAAGCAACAGCTTAGAAAATGCCAGCCAAAACGAGCACGAGAAACCCAGTAAACGCGAGAGTTAAATGAGGAAAAATAAGTAAAAGGATTAGGTATACTGCTACTAAAGTCATGTACAGCTCCTTCGCTGCTGGTGCCATGCACTAGCAGTTACTTGCTCCCGGTGCCATGCCGATGGTAAACGAGACGAGGCCATTTTACTCTTCCTCAACGAGGCTATCCTTCCAGCTGTAACCATTAGCAATACATTTCGTACCGGCTTTACCGGTAAGCGCATATACTTTTCCAGCCTCTGGTTTGTCTGCTGCCACCGCATCCTTCAGGGACCATCCATTAGGTGGTGCGTTGTCTGCATTCACCTGTTTGACGAGATCTTTTAATTTAATCTTTGCCATGTTACTCCCTCCTTATCAGTTTTGTAATGTACAATTTCACCTAACTTATGTTCAGTTAGTAAAACGGGTACGTTGTTAATTTCTCCGTAACCTTGGAGCTGTGTTCCTTTGTGAATCTTGACCCACATCGATTCATGCTGCTTCCCATCGTAAAACCGAACGTATACAAAGTCCTTGGCATCAGGACTCTTTTCTAATTTTTTTACTTTGAAGTATGTTTCTAGACTATGCTCGGGACATGTGAAGACAACGTTATCCTTGAGCTCATCGCCTAGATCTTTCTCTTGTTTATTTTTCATCGCTCTCCTTTGTTAGTTAACGCTACACATCAGAGATTCACCAGCCATCTTTCAGGCCATCGTACATCTGCTGATCAAGCATTCACTTAGGCGAAGGTGACGTGTAGCTGTTTTTGTGCACGGCAGTTGAATGGTTAGTTCAACACCATTGCCGTGCTTTGTCGGTGAGGCCCCGTTCGATAACTAGTATAACCGCTCCTTATCCTCTTTCTTTTTGATAGGTGCCGACCTTTCTCATATAAGATATCATGGGATAATAGTCAAGAACTTTTTTTTAGTACAGCTGTTTGCGCTGCCTGGATCCCAGATCCAGCTCCTACTTGTATGCCACCGGTGTTCAGTGTCCTTTTTCAAACGAGGACGAGAGCTTCCGGTGCCATGCCGTTACCAGCCCCCCGTTAACTAACAAGAGGTAAAAAAAAACGAGGGGCAGAAAACGACACGGGCTTCCTGAACAGCTGCCATGCAGCTCCTTCGCTGCTGGTCCTGTGCCACTGTGCAAGTGAAAACGAGCGAGGTTTGTCAACGAGAACGAGACGAGAAATCACGCTGCCTCCTGGAGGCACAGCTCAAGCTGCTGCTGGATCCGTGGCCAGTGTAACGGAAACGAGAACGAGGCAAACGAGACCAAGGAACGAGGATCAGTGAACGCGGACACCGGTCTGTACAGTTTAAGAGACCTCTTCGAAAGGGTCTCATCTAAGATAATTACTTTACCACCCGCCTTAATATATTTATTAATCCATACGATTTGCCACTTGTTTAGTTTAGGATAATTAGCTTCATCAGATTTAAGTTCAATCCAAAAAACATGGTCATGATTAGCTGCGTGAATATCTGGAATACCATTAATTGTGCTAGATTCTATGCGGGTTAAATGAAATTTAGTTAAGTTCTTTTTAACCTTTTGCCATAGTCTTGCTTCTTGTGCTTTTATTGTCATTAATTAACTTAATTTTTTAATATCCTTAATTACTGAGTTAGGTATTATTGTGGTATTACCAATACTCTCAATGTCAACACCAAAATCTGCAAATGAATAATCTCCAAATAATCTAGTCACTCCTTTTGCTTGAGAAAATAGGTGACCTTTAGTAATACAAGTAGCCAAATTAGATTTTTTTAGTTCATCAAATGAAGTCCATGAGCTGTTTGAAACAATATCGTACCACTCTACAGCCACCATTGGAAATTTATCTATTTGGTTTTTTACCTTTTTTGGAATAGCGATTTTTTTTCTCATATACTTTTACCTCAACATTACCTATTGAAGTGAACATCGTAGGGTTATGTATTTTATTAAACTCTCTAATCCAAACTGACCAACTAGCTCTTTTCAGATACAGCTGTCGCTTTGACATCAATGGTTTTTGCATTATGGCCATCGATCTTTTCGGATAACTCTTTGAGTTTGCTTTCAAGTTCCTCACGTGACATTCCCTCCAAACCTGTAACTCTGACTTCTTTTCTGTCAATAAACGCACCAGCAAGCTGCCCTGATCTGTATTCTGCATTTATAGCAGCAGCGTATTGATCTTTCTTTTCTGCCTTATCAGCTAATCTTTCAAATCTTTTATAACGTCTTAGGTTGTCACTCTCGTATTTTTTTATTTCTTGTTCAAATCTTTTATCGTAATATTTGGCAACATGTGGATTTACTCTTCTATTCAAAAGTTGTGATGCAGTTGATCTAGCACTATTAATATCCTTGCAATCATATCCTGCACGTTTAAGAGCTTCAGCTTGTGTTATTTGGCCATGATCTTGCACCATTATCTCTACAAACATCTTTTGTTTCGGTGTCAAATCCTTTTCAGTCCTTAACTCTTTTTTTGTTAAACCACCCATTACTTTTTCTTTTTATTTTTTAAAACTTTACCAATTGCTTTTGCTTGACCAGCATGAGCTTTAGAAGCCTTTTCAAGTTTTCTCTTGATTTTTTTTAAAATTGTTTGTTTTTTATTCATAATATTTTTACTATATAGATTATTTCATCAAAAAGTAACTACCTGAAATTGAAGCGATAGCGTTCCCGCAAGACTGGTGTATCCAAGATACACCATAGATACACCATAGATACACCACTTAAATTGATTAAAAGTATTGATAATATTGATTAATAATCGATTAGATACATCAGATACACCATTATTGACCCCTGGGGTTCTTTTTATTGTGTATTAGTCTGAGATATCTATATAGTATAATTTATGGTCAAAAATATTTGTATTGTGGGTGGTGGTACAGCCGGTCTCATCACAGCTCTTATTCTTAAAACCAGGTATCATGACATAGACATAAAAATAGTTAAATCAGATAAAATTGGCATTATTGGTGTAGGTGAAGGCTCTACTGAGCATTGGCAAGAATTCATCGATTTTGTAGGTTTAGATCTTATAGAGTTAATTAAAGAAACAAAGGCCACATTTAAATATGGTATAATGTTTGAAGGTTGGACTGAAAATCCATACTTCCATAATGTTGAATCCTTTTTTAATAATGCAAAGTATGGCCAATATTTAGTGGGTTATGGTTATGCAGCTAAACATAAACTACAAGCCAAAGAATATACAGATCAATGGGCTTGGTTAAATAAGGTAGGTCAAGAGCCCAATCATTTACCAAGACAATATCATTTTAATACATTTCTACTTAATGATTATTTGTTAAAAAAATGTAAGGATTTAAATATTAATATTATTAATGATGAAATAACAGAAATAACAATACAAAATGACAAAATATTGGAAATAGCAAGCACAACAAAAAAATATAAATCTGATTTTTATGTAGATTGCACAGGATTTAAAAAAGATCGGAAGAGCGTCGTGTAGGG